TCTTGAACTCCCGCAGGGCATCTGTGCAGCTTTCGTGGATCTGCACCCGCCCGGCTTGCAGCAGGCTGGCCGTGACCCGGATGCCGTCCAGCACATCGTTGGCGGCAGCCCGCACCATGTACCGCCCATGGCGGCGAATGGTTTCAATAAAGGACGCGGCGGAGGGGTCCACCACCACTTCCTGCACATAGTAACCGCGGGTCAGCTCTTCCAGCGCGGCGTAATGTTCTTCATCGGTGCGCTGGTGCTGGACCTCGCGGGAGTTGTAGTAACTTTCCTTGATGCGCACTGCCCGGTTGGCCTGCACGCACCACAGCCCCATGCTGCACGGGTTGTGGGTGCCGTAGTCGATCGAGACAAAAAAGCGGCCATCCATCCCGGCGGTCGGCCCGCGCAGCAGGTAGGCATCCGGGTTGGCTGCCACAAAGGGATAAACCAGACCTTCGGCCACCACCCAGCGCCCGCGGATGTACCGCTCATAAAACACGCCGGTGTACTGTGCCCGGTACCGCGCCTTGATCGGCTCGGACAAGCTCAGGTTGTCATCCATCGTAAAGTGCAGGTACAGCAGGTTCTTGGCGCGGGCCTGCAAAATCCAGCTTTTGTAGAACCAGTGCTCCGGCCCTTCCGGGTTGCAGTTGAACCAGAACTTGGAACCGTCCACAGAACAGCGGGCGGTGGCCTGGTTTACAAAGCTTTCCGGCATCAGGGCAACTTCGTCAAACAGCGCGCCCGCCAGCGTAATGCCCTGGATCAGGTCCTGGCTGCCTTCGTCCTTGCCGCCGAACAGGTAGTAATAGTTGGTCACGGCCCCGCGGGTCACGATCAACAGATTGTCGCCCCGGCGCTCGGCGGCAGTGTAGCCGCGGGCGGTCAGCATCTGCTTGAGCACCCCCACCACGTTGCGCCGCAGGCTGGCAATGGTCTTGCCGCACAGGGCAAAGTTCTGGCCGTTAAAGCGCGCCATGCCCCACAGCACAAAACTGAGGGAGAGCGAAACGGTTTTGCCGGAGCGGATGGACCCGTCCGCGATCAGCCCGTCCGCCGCCTGCACAGGGGAGGTGCTGCACCACCAGGTCAGTACCTGCTTTTGGCGGCGGCTGAACGGCCGAAACCGGAACGCGGCAGGCTTAACCGGGTTCATCCGCACCATCCTTCCAGGCTGCGGGCGCCTGCTGCTGCATTGCGGTCAAAAAGCCGTCATCAGTGAGCGGGGGCGGTGCTTCGGCGGGTTTGTCGTTCCAGCCAAAATTGCAGCGCAGGCTGAACTGCGCGCCGTTGGTGCCGTCCCGGTCAAACAGGCGTTCCTCGGCGTATGCTTCGCACTGCGCCTTCGCGCGCGTAATCGTGGTGCAAAATTCCTTTTTGCCCTGGTAGGCGTTCAGGTCCCGGCGGCAGGAAAACCCCAGCGCCAGGGCCAGCCCGCTTACCGTCGGAGGTTTGGCATCCACAATAATGGGCAGGCCGCATTTGTCCAAGCACGGCTCGCCGGTATCCGGGTTCATCAGGGGGTGCCCCTTGCAGGCGGTGAAATAGGCATCAATTTTGCCTTGGATCTCTTCCACGCTCTTGTACTTCGGGGGCCGCCCAACCGGGTTGCGTTTGTATGCCATGTTTCACCGCCTTTCTGCAATAAAATACCCCGCCATGTTGGGGCGGGGGAATGTTAAAGAACCCCCGGCACGCACGGACAAAAGGAAAGAGAGTGAAATGTGTGAGCCTTTGCCGGGTGCCGGGGAGTGGGGCCGCACAAGGGCCTTGCACCCTTGCTGTGCCGTTGCTTGGGAACACAGCGCCCCTGCCGAAAACGGCCGGCTGCGCGGCATAAAAACAGCCAGGCGGGAGCAAGACCGTCTGGCTGAAATGGGGAGGATAAAATGACAATACAAAAGCCGTAAGGACGTTTTGTGTTCCTTACGGCTTTTGATGATGGTATTATAGCATGGAATTTTGGCTTTTTAAGCTCATGCTCGCTTTATTGGGAAGAATGGTGGGGTGATTGCTGGTGTTCCCCCAAAAGTAGATGTGATTTGTGCAGCAAGCATGGAAAGCCTTGCCGCAAGCCCCTGTGAAGTTTGTAGGTAATAATCAAGGTCTTCACTAATCTCTTTTGCGACGTCCTCTTTGGATACGTTTGAAAGTGAATTTTCTTCTTTCAAAAAGTGCTCCACAAAATAAGTGATTCTTAGTCGAAAGTTACATTCGGGGTTAAAAGAAAATTCACGAGTACATTCAATTCTTAATCTATCGGGAAGGATATGCCATGCTATATCATCATGAAATGTGAATTCTGCAGCTGGAGCATCAGATGGGAGCTCTTTCAAATCTTGCAAGTCAATATTGGCAAGTCCAGCACGATAAGAATTATTCAAGAGTTCTTTAATCATTAGTAAACAATCTCCGTTATTGTATAATTTTGTTATGCATACTGTAATTAGAAGAAGATAGGGCAATTCGATTTTGATTGTTATTAAAATAATTGCTTTCAGGAAACTTGTTATTACTTATCGCTGATGCAGTTGTAAGTGAAATGGAAGATGATAGAGATTTTACAGAGTCAGCAAAAACTTCGATCCCTTTTGTAAAACGATCAAGAAGAAGGTTGTCGCTAGAAAAATAGGAAGTTAATGCATTTTCTACAACTTTATTTAAAGAAATATCTTCTTCCTGAGCTTTAAGGGAAGCCTTTTTATGCAATTCAGGAGAAACTCTTACATTAAATGTTCCGCTATACTCTTTATCAGGCGTTTTTCCAACCTGGGCACAGAAAGTAAGATAATTATCAATGCTATTATGAAATATTTCAATTAGTTCAGCAGTATTTTCTGCATGAAAATTTAACGAGTCCGAAATCCCAATAACACTTCCAACAAATATGTTGTCGTCAGGATCGTACTCAAATTTGGCATGGTAACCACGGTATTCGGCTAATTTTGCCATGGCCAAATCACTCCCTTTCTTTCAAATAATAAAAAATGATGGATTGCTACATTTCGTTTACCTCCTTCAAGAAGTTTCTAACCATTTTTACCTGATACGAATATAAATCTTTTTCTGGGTGGGGTGCATCAAATTGAAGAATGCGCCCTGTTGGCTCGTGATAAAATAATATACTGGAACCTCGTCCGCCATTTGCTAATGTACAGTTACATTTCTTCATCAATGAATTCAGTTCAACTACTGTGAAATTTTTAGGAAGAGGCTGTCGAAACAATTTTTCCAGTAGTTTTTCTTTGCTTGACATCACAACACCACACTTTACAAAATGTAACTAGATTTTAGTTACATTCTACACCTGCAAGCGAATGTTGTCAATGGATAACAAAAAAATCACAAAAATCCGAACACTTTACCCACAAGCCGAATGAATTCACCGTGCCACCTGCGTGCGGTTACATAGCTTATGTGTAATTTCAGCGCGGCCCCCTCCAGTGTATGCGTTTTGTCCCAGAAAACGCACCGGATCACCTGTAGGCGTTCTTGGCCGGTATCCAGGGTCAGGGTTTCGGCAATGGCCTGGCGCACGGCTTCCATTTCCCGGCGGTTGATCTCCGGCAGTTCCCGCAGGGCGGCATCGGCCACGGGGTCGGTAGGAGTACCGGAGCCGCGGGGCATGCCGCTCAGATCAGGGCTGATACAGGTTTCATGCAAGGCTCTTTCCTGCTCACAAAGGGTGGGGTAGCGGCGGATGATATCTTTTACATATCCCCACCAGCCATAATGCGGCCTGCTCATCGGCATCACCCCTTCCGCGGCTCGTGCAGGGCCACATAGTAGCCATAGGTTAGGCCGAGGGCGCGGGCGGCATCGCGGGCGATCTCGCTCATGGCACGTTTGCTGCGCTGCTTGGCCCGGCTGATGATGGCGTCGTCGCTGCGCACCAGCGGGGCACAGGCTTTGCAGTAGCGCGTGCTGCAATAGGCATGCAGCATCATTTTGCCGCAGCGGGCGCAGGGCTTATCGGAATATTTCGGCATCAATCCTCACCTCCATGCGTGTGATCCATGTAGATCTTCGGTTCGTCGTCCTCGTCCAGGTGGGCGGCGGCTTTTCCGGCGCAGAGCCCGGCGGTGTAGGCGGCGGCCAGCAGCGCGGCCAGAACGGCGCTGCCGATAATCGAAAGCAGAATGTCCATCAGTCACCCCACCTTTCGCCGCGGCTGCAAAAATCGCTTGGCGTGTTGCGGCCATACAGCGGGCACTGGACGGTGGCCCAGTAGCGGCAGCGCCCGCACCGCGGTAGGCCCAGCAGCCGCAGGTGCATGGCGCGGGTGATGTGCAGCCCGCACCACGCCAGCCCACAGATCAGCATGCCGCCCGCAAAGAGCACGCAGGGGGCAGCAACAAACACAAGGGCCAGGCATTGGATGATGTAAAGACAGTTGGAATCAAAGACAGGCATCCGCCCCACCTCCCAACAGCCGCAATGCTTTGCGGATGACGGCACATCCATGCCCATACACAAAACAATTATGTTCCAGCCCGCAGCCAAGGCAGGCTTCGGGGCGGCGCTCGATGGCCAGGCGGTGCAGCTGGCGCAGCTCGTCCGGCGTCATCCGTTCGGCAGGGATGCACCGGCTGTTTTCGGTATCGAACCGCATGCCGCTTGAAACAGGCATCATAATTCCACCACCTTGATGTAAATGCCGGGGGTATTGGCCCAGAACTTTTCAATCACCTCACTGCACACGAATGCGTCATCGCACCAAAAGTGCAGGCGGGTCATTTCGTCTTTCAGGGCTTTTTCCAGGTTGTCGGTATCGGGCTTGGTGGTGCGCCACTCGCCGTCATTGTGGCGGCCGTCAGTGGGAAACAGCCACTTGACCAACAGCCGCACCGGGCCGCTGCAGGGGGTAGGCGGTGCATAAGGGGCCAGGTAGGCGTGCAGCTTGGCACGGGTGGCTTTCAGCTCCGGGCTGTCGTGCAACACGGCGCAGGGCTTGCCGCCGCGCATAAAGGCATGCAGCTGCTTGGCATTGTGGGTTGTGGTGGGCGGCTGCATGGGAATAAAAAATTGCATGTATTTTCACCTCGTTCTTTTTTTGTGGCCAACGTGTTGGGGTGGGTTCCCGGAGGGATGGGGGCTGTGTACGCCCCATCCTCTGGGATACCCCAACACACGGACGGATTTTTTACTATATATATAAGGCTATTTTCCGTCCGTATTTGGTACGGATAGCGGCTATTTTCCGAAATACGGAAGTTCGGACGGATTTGTGATAGCGGCTATTTTCCATGAAATATAAGAAATATTATCCGTTGCTTCCGGGCTCTTTCAGCCCCACGCTGGTGCCATCAATCCAAAATCCGCCGTCGGATTTCAGGCGTCGGCGCACGGTATCGGGCTTCAGGTTCAGGTATTCAGCCATGCTGTAAATGGTCACTTTACCATCCATGGTGCAGGCTTCAAAGGCGGTGCGCAGTTCGGCACGCTTGCTTTTGGCGGCAGTATCTTTGTCTCCCCAGCGCTTTGCGGCACCGCGGGAGCCAAGCTGCTTGTAATCGCTTTCTGGCTGCAGGTCCTCCAGCAGGCCGCTGTCCAGCTTGTGTACGGGATAGTCGAACCAGAGGTTGACCGGGTCAAAACGGGCAAACTCGCGCAGAGTGCCCTCAATGCGCCAGGCGGTCATGGCATCGGCGCGCTTGATGGCAGCCGCGGTGTCTGCATCCAGGCGGTGCAGATCGGGCAGCGGCAGGTGTTCCTTGGCAATGGCCAGCATCCGGCTGCGGCTCAGGGCATCGTCCGGGCCGTAAGCATCGGCATGGCCGCGGGCATCCAGCAGGGCTTTGGCTGCGGCGCAGGCCGCTTTGTTGTGCAGCTGCTCCCGGATGGCATCGGTGGGGACCAGCTCGGTCATATCCAGCATGGCATCCGGGTCACGGGCAAACACACCGGAGCCGGAAGCACGGTCCATGCTGCGCTTGCCGCCCTGCGCGCCCTTGCTGTGATGGTGGCAGTAGATGACGGCACAGTCCAGTTCCCGGCAGACCAGGTCAAACTGGTTGCAGAACTTGGCCATCTGGTCAGCGCTGTTTTCATCGCCGGTGATGACTTTATAGATCGGGTCCAGCACAACGGCCAGGTAGCCTTTCTTGGCAGCCCGGCGGATCAGGCGGGGAGCCAGCTTATCCATGGGGACGGAGGCACCGCGCAGGTTCCAGATGTCGATGTTGGCAAGGTTCCGGGGCGGCAGGTGCAGGGCTTCGTATACATCTTTGAAGCGGTGCAGGCAGCTGGCGCGGTCCAGTTCCAGATTGATATAAAGCACCTTGCCCTGC